GAGCCTCCAGCGTTTCGCTTCGGCGGACGTCAAGGCCGGCGCCGGCTTCCAGGAGCTGAAGTACGTCAACGCCGACGTGATCTTCGACAGCAACAGCAACTTCTCGACCACGGCCGAGAAGATGTACTTCCTGAACACGGACTTCCTCGAGATGGTCGTGCACCGCGACGCCAACTGGTCGCAGGACGACGAGAAAGTGTCGGTGAACCAGGACGGCGTGGTGATCCCGCTCCTGTGGATGGGCAACATGGTCTGCAGCAATCGCTCGCTGCAGGGCCTGCTGCTCGACGCCTCCTAACCCATAGCCAGAAGGAGACAATCACATGGCTACTCTCTTTGGCGTCCGCCTGACGGACACCTACACGTCGGCCGAACTGACGGCGCGCGGCTTCGCGGCCGGCGTCGTTCACGAGGAGTACGACGGCAAGAAGTACAAGCTGTACCTCTACAACAGCGGCGCGGGCTCGGTCGCCGCGGCTGCCGGCAACGTGGCGTACATCTACGCTCCGGGCGGCACCTCGGCGGGTGCCACGACCACGATCACGTCGGACCTGTCCGACTCGAACGAGATCGGCGCGGGCGTTCTGCAGGCGGTCATCGCATCCGGCTCGTATGGCTGGGTGCAGGTGTCCGGCCCGGCGACGCTCACCACGGCCCTGACGGCAGGCGCGGACGGCGATCCGCTCACGCCGTCCGGCTCGACTGACGGCACGCTGGACGTGGTGGCATCCGTCACCGATCCGGTCTGCGCCTATGCAATCGACGCATCGGCGAAGATCGTGATGTGCAACTTCGCGCACTGATCGCAACGCTACCCCGGAGGGGCTTCGGCCTCTCCGGGTCTTTTTCCTTCAGCCGCCAGGAGGCCAGATGCCGGAATCGACTGCCACGCCGAACGACCGCGATACTTACGCGGTTTACGTTCTCAGGATCGAAACCGAACACAAGGCCGGGCCTGACGGCAACCTCGTCGCTTTCGACCGCATCACGCTCGGCAAGAAGGGCTCCAGCAACTACGAACAGCCCTGGGACGCCGCGCGCCTGAAAAAGAGCGACCCCGGCCTGTGGGCCAAGGTCGAGCCGATCTATGAGCGGTGGAAGAAGGATCAGGTCATCGCCACCGACGGGCACCCGCTTGAGGCATGGGCCGCGATCACACGCGGCCAGCTCAAGGCGTGCAAGGATCTGGGCCTGCGTTCGGTCGAGGACGTGGCGAGCGCCACCGACGCCACGCGCATGCGGCTCGGCATGGGCTCGCTCGAACTGATGAAGCAGGCCAAGGCGTTCCTTGAAACCAAGGCATCCAGCGCGACGGCGAACGAACTCGCCACGCTGCGGACGCAGGTCGAGGACATGAAGGCGCAGTTGGCCGAGGCGCAGGCGACCAACAAGGCGCTTTCCGAGTCGGCCGCCAACACGCCGCGCAAGCCCGGCCGCCCGCGCAAGATCGACCTGACGAACATCGCATCGGAGGCAGCATGAGTGACCAATATGACGCGCTGGCGCGGCTGATAATGAGGATTGGCCCAGGCAAGTTTCCGGCGTGGGCGCGGCCGTTCACCGGCCTGACGAATGACGTGGGCGACGGCACGCTGCCGCCGATGGAAATGCCGCAAACGCGGCTTGCCAGGCTGTACGGCCCGCTGCATGCCGGTATCGGAAACCAGGGCTACGGCGGCCCCGAGCCTGCGGCGGGTTACATCCCGCCGTCTCCGTCGCCGCCACCCATCGGATATGAAATGCAGGGCATGCCGCCGCTTGCCGCGCGGGTGCCCCCGCAGGTAGCCCCGACACCGGCCCCGCTCGCGCCGCCGCCGATGCCGTCCGCCTCGATGGACACGGTGCCACCCATCGGATTCGAGATGCAGGGCATGGCCCCGCCGCTCGACCGCTACGCCGAGGCCGAGCGCCGCTTGCGGCCGGAGTGGCTGACCAACCAGGGCAACTTCAGCAACCAGCAGAAGTGGTGGGACTGACATGACGCTGCTGTCGATGGTCGGCTCGGCGTGCAAGCGGATCGGCTTGCAGACGCCGAGCGTTGTCGCCACGGCGACGGATGCGACCGTGCTGCAGCTCCTTGAGTTCGCCCAGCAGGAAGGCCGCGAACTGGCCCGCTTTGGCGACTGGCGAGCTTTGCGGAAGGAAAAGACCTTCACCACCGTCGCCGCTGAGACGCAGACGGACACGCCCATTCCCACGGATTTGGGCGCGTTCATCGATAACACATGCTGGAACCGCAGCAACCGGCTTCGCCTGTATGGCCCGGCCACGCCGGAGGAATGGCAGAGGTGGAAGGCCGCCAGCTCGTTCCCCATCACCGGCACGTTCTACCTGCGCGGCACGTCGTTCCTGATCCAGCCGACGCCGACGGCGGGGCAGACCATCGCCTACGAGTACCGTTCAAGCCACTGGTGCCAGTCGTCCGGCGGCACGGCGCAGGAATATTGGGCGGCCGACACCGACACCGGGCTCCTGTCCGAGCGCCTGATGGGCATGGGCATCATCTGGCGCTACAAGCAATCGCGCGGCCTCGAATGGCAAACCGACTACGACAAGTACATGTTCGAGGTCGGCGAAGCCCTGGCGCAGGACCAGCCGCGGCGCACGATGGAGCTGGGCGGCGAGCGCATGGCCTACGGCATCACCGTGCCCGAAAGAAGTTGGAACCTCTGATGCTGGTCCGCCGCCAAGCCCGCACGCGGCCGGCAATGGCGACGACGCAGTTGCCCGCCCCGACGCGCGGCCTCAACCTGCGCGACGGCATCGCCTCGCTGAAGCCCGACGAGGCGCTGATCCTCAACAACTGGTTCCCGCGCGAGGGCTACTGCCAGCTTCGCGGCGGCCATAGCAGCTACGCCACGGGCCTGGGCTCGACCGTGCAGTCCATCCTCGAATGGTCCGGCCCCGCTACGCGCAAGATGTTCGGCGCGACCGCCAGCGCCATCTATAACACCACGTCATCTGGCGCGGTCGGCGCGGCGGACCTGTCGAGCCTGACAAGCGGCTACTGGCAGAGCGTCAACTTCACCACGGCAGGCGGCGCTTTCCTCGTCATCTGCAACGGCGCGGACAGCGTGCGGAACTACGACGGCACGAGCTGGACGACGCCCAGCATAACCGGCGTCACCAGTGCGGACCTCATCAACGTCGCCTCGCACAAGTCGCGCCTGTGGTTCGTCCAGAAGGACAGCACGAAAGCCTGGTATCTCGGCACCAGCTCGATCAGCGGCGCGGCGACAAGTTTCGAGCTGGGCGAGCGGTTCACGCTGGGCGGCGCGCTCCGCGCCATCGGCTCGATCAGCACGGATGCGGGCGACGCGGGCAGCGACGACTACCTTGCCTTCGTTTCGTCCAAGGGCGAGGTGGTAGTCTACCGGGGCACGGACCCGTCGAGCGCGAACACCTGGGCGCTGGTCGGCGTCTATCGTTCGGCCCCGCCCATCGGCCATCGCTGCCTTGCCAAGATCGGCGGCGACCTCGGGCTATTGACCGAGGGCGGCATCGTGTCCGTCCGGCAACTGATCGCGGGCGGGCGTGACGTTGCCGAGCGCGGCGCGGTGACGGCCCGCATCGACAAGGCCATTGCCGATGCCTTCACCAGCTACGGCAGCGTCACCGGCTGGCAGATGATCGTTCACCCGCGCACGCGGCAGGCGATCTTCAACGTGCCGACCTCGACAACCGAAGCCTACCAGTACGCCATGAACGTCAAGACGGGCGCGTGGTGCACCTATACGTCGCTCAATGCGACATGCTGGGGAACCTTGAACGAAAGCCTGTATTTCGGTTCGTCGGCCGGGACCGTGTGGAAGGCCGAGGACGGATCGGCCGACAACGGCGCGGCGATCACGGGCGAGATCAAGTACAGCTTCCAGCCCTTCGGGGCCAGGGGCGGCGTGTCGCGCATCACGCAGGTCCGGCCTTTGTTCACGGCATCCGGCCGCGTCGTGCCGGCGGTGCGGGTTGATATAGACTATCAGAACACCACCCCGACCAGTTCGGACGAATACCCCGTAACGTCGGGGACGCTGGGCTCGGCCTGGGATGTTGGCCTGTGGGATGTGGCGACCTGGGGCGATAACAGCCAGCTCTTTGGCGATTGGGTTGCGGCGCAGGGCATCGGCACCGTGGCGAGCGTCCATCTGGTGACGCGCACGCTTGGGATCGAAGCCAAGCTCAATGCGGTTGATGTGCAATACGAGCGCGCCGGGACGCTGGGCCTGTGAGCGACACGCGCTTCGTCACAGGCGACGGCGACGGGCTCACCTACATCTTTGGCGAGGACGAGGCGCTTGCCCGCGCCGCCTGCAGCCGCATCCCGTGGGGCTTCTATCACCCCGGCATGATGGCGGTCGGCGTGGCGACTGGCCCCGACCTCCTGAAAGACAAGCTTTTGTGCGTGTGCATCTATCACACCTACCTCGCCCCCAAGGAAATCGCGGGCGAGACGTGGTTCAATTCCTGCGAGATCGGCTTTGTCGCCTTCCGGCCCGCATGGGCCCGGCGCGATACCATCCGCAACCTCTTGAAAGTTCCCTTCGATCAGTACAAAGTAGAGCAGGTCTTCGTTACCGTCCCCTCCATCAACGACCGGGCGATCCGGTTGGCGAAAGGGATCGGTTTCACGCCCCGCGGCACCGTCTCGAGGTACTACTCCAAGACCGTGCACGCCTGCGTCTTCGGACTGCATCGCAATCAGTTCAAGAGCCCGCAATTCCTGCAAAGGAAGGGCGAGCAGAACGGCAGGCCGGAACATGAGCGGAGGCAAGGGCGGCGGCAGCTCGCCACCGCCAGCACCTGATCCCAGCGCGGTAGCGCACGCGCAGGCGGCGGCGAACGTCAACACGGCGATTGCCCAGAGCTATCTCAACAACGTCAACCAGGTCACGCCGACCGGGAATCTGACGTATGAGAAGATCGGCACGACGACCGTAGACGGGAAGGAAGTGCCGCAGTGGCGGGCGACGACCGCGCTTTCGCCCGAGCAGCAGCGCATCTTCAATACCGTGCAGTCCGTGACGCAGGGCACGGCGGACCTCGCGCGAGATTACGCCGGCCGTATCGCAGATGCGACCAGAACGCCGTTCAGCTACGAGGGCATGCCGGCCGCGCCGCAGTACAATCAGGCGTACATCGACCAGGTACGCAATCAGATTCTCGCGCGCAACCAGCCCCAGCAGGATCGCGATCTCGCGATGCTCGAGCAGAAGCTGGCGAGCCAGGGCATCGGCCGCACGAACGAGGCGTACACGGCGGCGATGGATCAGTACAACCGGGGCGTCAACGACTTCCGCCTCGGCGCGGACGTGCAGGCGGGAAATATGGCAGCGCAGCGGTTCGGTCTGGAGGATACCAGCCGCAAGAATGCGATCACCGAAGCGCAGGCGCTCAGGACTCAGCCGATTTCGGAAGTGGCGACGCTGCTCGGGACCGGGCAGGGCGTGCAATACCCGCAGTTCACGCCGACGCACAATTACCAGGTCGCGCCGACCGACGTGGCGGGCATCTACGGCAACAACTACGCCGCGCAGATGGCGGCATGGAACGCGCAGAACCAGGCCGCGCAGCGCGCGAACTCTGGACTCCTGTCCGGTTTGTTCGGGCTTGGCAGTTCGTTCCTTGGCGGCGGCATGGCCGGCGGGTGGAAGTTCTGATGCGCCTAGATGTCCAAAGCGGAGACGTCATGCAAGGGGGGCACGCATGACCATCCTCGACGAAACCGGCTCGCCCTATACCGGCCTCGCCAGCGTGCTCGGCCGCCGCCGCAACCCCTACGATTTGCGCCGCAACTACGGCTACTCGCTCCTGACCAAGAGCATGGCCGAGCAGCCGATCGACCATCCCATGCAGGGCGTGGCGCGGCTGGCGCAGGCGCTGGTCGGCGGCTGGATGACCAACAAGGCCGACCGCGACGAGAAGGCGGCCGAGGACAAGATGATCGAGCGCATCGCCGCGGCCGGCGCAATCGCGGACCCGCAGGAGCGTCTGAAAGCCTACACCGCGATCAACCCGGAAATCGGCATGCGCTACAGCGCCCAGCTCGCCGTCGAGCAGGCGAAGCTGCAGGAGCAGCGCCGGGCGTTGCAGGGCGCGGACCTGTCGGCCGGCTACGGCTTGCCGCCCGCGAGTTCGCCGCCCGGTTCGCGCGAAGAACAGGCGATCTCCGGCATCGAGAGCGGAGGCCGATACGATGCTGTCGGCCCCGTCGCGAACGCGCAGGGCAACCGCGCCTATGGCAAGTATGGGGTAATGGACTTCAACGTCGGGCCTTGGACTCAAGAAGTGCTCGGCAAAGCAATGACGCCGCAGGAGTTCCTTGTAAACCCGCAGGCGCAAGACGCCGTGTTCAAGGCGAAGTTCGCCCAGTACACGCAGCAGTACGGTTCGCCCCAGGCCGCCGCCCGCGCGTGGTTCGCCGGGCCGCGGGGCATGAACAACCCCGACGCCCGCGACGTGAACGACATGACCGTCGCGAACTACGAGCGCAAGTTCAACCAGATCTACAATGCCGGCGTCTCCAACAACGCGCCTCAACCGATCACAACCCCGAGCGCCCAGGTTGGCCCGTCACCGGCACCCGTAGCCCAGCCTCCCGCGCCGTCGCCGCAGATCGTGGCGCAGGCCGCGCCGCCGCAGGGCATGCCGCAGCCGCCGGTCTATCCCAACGTGCCGCGTCAAGAGCCGACGGCGGAAATCATCGCCCGGCACAATCGGATTCTCCGCAGCGGCGGCTACGGCCCGAACTTGGCCGAGGCGGAGGTGCGTGCCCGCGCGGCGATTGAGGATGAACTCAAACAACTCCAGGCGCGCAAGCAAGAAATAGCGAAAGCGGAATACGACCGAAAGCTGGGCGACTACAAGGATCAGCTCAAACAGATCGCAGAAGGGCCAAAGACGCTTTTCGAGCAGGAAGGCAAGATGCGCGACGACTTCAGCAAGGAGCCGGCCGTCAAGTCGTTCCGCATCGTCGTCCCGATGCTCGAATCGGCCAAGGATGCGGTCACGCGCCCCACGCGCGCCGCCGATCTCAACCTGATCTACGCCTTTGCCAAGCTGATGGACCCCGACTCGGTCGTGCGCGAGAGCGAAACGGGCGCGGTCGTCGCCACGGCTTCTGTTGCGGAGCGCCTGCAGGCGTACATCGGCCAACTCAACGGCCAGGCGATGCTCAATCCCGATATGCGGCGGAAGCTCATTGCCGAGCTTAACTCGCGATTTGGCCCCCTCAAGGCGTCGCACGACGCGCTGCTTGATCAGTACAGCGCCGCAGCCAGGCATTACGGGCTAGAGCCCGCTCGCATCTTCTACAGTGTTCGCCAGCCGCCGCCCGGCACGCCGCTCCCCGCCGCTCCAGCCAACGGCCCGGTTCGCATCGACATCAACGGCGATCCGCTATGAACGACTATGAGATCAGCTTGCCGGACGGCCGCTCCATCGTGGTCAATGCGCCGAATCCAGAAGCGGCGAGCAAGGCCGCGCGCCTGTACTTGTCCAAGGAGTCCGGCAAGGCCGACGCCAGGCGCGATGGCGCAGCGCAGGCATTCGGGCAAGGCATCATGCAGGGCGCTGGCGATGAGTTCACCGCGCTCGTCCGAGCGACGGCCCCCGGTTTCTCCAACTGGATGATGCGCGGCCCGTCGCTGCAGCGCGATGAGTCAATAGGCGGTAGCCCGCAACCCTCACAACCGCAGACAGTATCGAACGCCCCGGCCTTCTCCGAACGCTACGAGGAAGAACTGGCCCGCGAACGCGCGAAGGCGGCTGAGTACAAGAAGACGAACCCCAACATGGCAACGGCGCTCAACATCGGCGGCACCCTGCTGCCGTATGCGGTGGCGGGTATGGCCGGTGTTCCGCTGGCCCCGGCTGGCGGCGTCACCATGGGAAATCTCCTCAAGAGCGGGGCGGTTGGCGCAACAATCGGCGCGGGCACTGGATTCGCTGAGGGCGAGGGTGGCTTCAGGAACCGGGCTGCTCACTCCGTATTTCCTGCGGCGGTGGGCGGCGTCACTGGTGCCGTCGCTCCTGTTGTCGGCTCAGCTCTGCGCTACGGCTACGAAAAGATTGCACCGCCGACCCTCAACTCCGTCGCCCGTCTTGCCGACGCAATGACTCCGAAGGCAGCGCCCAAGTCTCTCTCGGCCGCTGCGCCAGAAGGCGGGCAAGTGCCGGTGGATTCGCTTGCCGCCAAGGTCGCGGACGTTACGAGAGGCGCTGCCGACCGGATTGAACGCAACGCCGCCTTGCGCCGTCTTGCGCTGGAAATCGAACGCAGCGGCGGCACCGCGGCGGCGCGTCACAAGCTCACCGAGCTGGGCGACGCCGCATTCCTCATTGACACCAGCAAGGGTGTCGAGCGCCTGGCGAACACTGGATACATCCTGCCCGGCCCAGCGGCGGACAAGTACAAGAAGGTATTAACAGACCGCGCCGCCGGCAGCCGGGACCGCCTTGTTTCGGCATTCGAGGGAGCCGACCAGCCGCCCGGTACATACGCGCTTCGAGGTGAGGGGCAGCACTACGACAGGACTCTCCGCAATGTTGGAGAGCGCGCATACGCCGAAATGGAAGCAGCGGGTCTGCGTCAAACGCCTGAGTTGATGGCGTTGTACGAGAACCCCAACGTCGCCGCGGCGATCAATCGCGTGATGGCGGCCGAGCAGTCAACCCGCGTCGGCACCGGCCGGGCACCAGCTTCGCCCGTCGAGATCATGCACAAGGTCAAGCAGGCGATCTGGGATCTCGGCTTCGACAAGGAAACCGCACGACCTGGGCCGATGGCGTCCTGGTATCGCGATCTCGGCGTTCAATACATGGACCGGCTGAAGGCGGCGAACCCGGCGCTGGCGGAGGCTGATCGCGCGTATTCGCATGCGGCTTCGCTGCCCGAGTTTTTCGACGCCGGCTATAGCGTACTGGCACGCGGTGCCAACGAGAAAGCGATGAACGCCTCTGCACCGGCGCTGGCAGACAGAATAGAAGGTGCCACGCTCGCACAGGTCGGTGCCGCGCGGAGCGGCGCGACAAATGCGGTGCGCGACACTGTGGAAACCGCATCTCAGACGCTGGCTCTCGCCAAGCGCATCGTTGAGAGCAACGAGATGAAGCGCAGGCTGGCCGCGGTCTACGGGCAGGAGCAGGCCGAAAAGATCGTCAAACAGTCGGGGATCGAGCGCGCCTACGCCGAAACAATGGGCGGCGTTCTCGGCGGCCCTCAGACAGCGCAGCGGCTCGCCAGCATTGCCGACGACGCGGCGCTTTCCCTGCCGACGGGCGGCACGCCGA